TCTCCGAAGAAGTTATTGCGGACAAGGTTTAAGACAAATTCATTCTGCCCGGCCTGGGTACTGGAGACGCCCGAATCGATTTCAAGCCGAACGTCTGTGTTATTATAGAGGTCAGCGCCCTTGAATGCTTTAATCAGAATTTCATTGCCGGCGCCGGCGACCTTAATCATGCGCGTTTCAGTAAATAGATCCTTTGCGACTATCAGCTGTTTACGTTTAACCCGGTTCCAGGAGCGGTAGAAGCGTTCGATGTCCGGCGTGTGGGACATCTCGGCCGATTCGCGCAGAATGTCTACCATTACGCCTGATGCTCCTGAATGTGGGGACTGACCGCGCAGGATGTTCTTAGGATCCCCGGCGGATTCCTGGGCGACCGCTACGTTAATCTTGCGCTCTTCCAGGATTTGTTGCGGATAGGGGGTGCCTGCATGGACTTCGGGCTTGGCGCCGCCAGACAGAAGCGCATCATATTCAAGTTGGAGAAAGGATTGCCCAGCAGCAGATTTACGTTTTAAAATCAGATCCTTGGGAGTTAATACGAATGGCCGGCCGATGCTTTTTCTGTTTACGGCGAGGTCCCTATCGATCTCATTAATGGTCTTCTGTGGGGAGATGAGGTCATCAATCCCGGAGGTTGCCCAGAAGGATCCAGGCGTGTGGTTGTATTTGAAGTCTGTAATAGTATAATCCCACTCGCCGTCTTCGGTTACTGCTATCGGAAGCTCGGATTCATTCAGGATAACCTTTCCGCCTGCGTATGTAACATAGCGGCCCCTGGGATACTTTTTGGTCGGCCGATATTCAAGCTCCTTATACAAGGTGAGTTTTGATGTGTCCAAAGATGTCATTACGTCGGTGCTGTTGTCAAGGCTTCTGCTCTTCCATGGGGACACGTTGGCCACAAGGGTCATCAACTGGCGCTCGTATTCCAGCAATGTATGGGAATCGTCCGGACCATCAACAAGGGTTTTGAATGTATCTTCGACCCATTCTTTTTCCTTCAGACTTTTTATGCCAACGTATCGTTTGGATCTTAATGTGTCGCCAAGGAGCGGGACTGTTATGTTGAACGGGATGATGTTCTCCACAGAGACATCGCCCTGGCTTATGACATTCCCGCCAGCGTCTATTGTGTACTTGCCATTATCCATATTAGCGTATGTTCTGGCGAAACCATTGCCGGTCAGAAGCATCCACAGGGCGATGACTTCCTTGGTGTCTTCTGTTTCATTGCACTGTAGAGATTCCAGCCATCGAAGAACCATCACGCCAAGCTCGGAGGCGTCCTTGTCTTTTTGCTCCTTACTATTGGGCCAGACCCTAGTGGCGTACTTTTTATTAAGAATGAGCGCCTTCATGGACTTGACATAGTCTTTGATAATATTGGAAACAGGCGTGGGTTCATTCAGACTAAGTTTAAATCTGGAGCCGAAAGTGTTCTGTTCAACAAACCAAGCGATCCACTGCTCGCCAAGATAAAAGAGGATGTTGCGAAACCAGGTGACCTCCCGGATGGTTTGGGACGGCTCAATAATGCCGGCGTCTGCCCGGAAGATTTCAGCCATGTCCGACTTGATTTCATCCTCGGGCATCTTAGCGATTGATTTATTTGATTTATCTGCCACTTAAAACACCTTTAAGCATATAGGTTAGGTTATATTTATTCCTCTGCCATCCTCGGCTTCAAACATCCTGGCGTTATTTATGGCCAGTTCATTTTCAATCCGCATCTGTTTAATCCTGTCTTTAACCGTTGAGCTCAATTCTTTCCTTGCGGCGGCATACTCGGGGAGGTTTTTTGCCATGATGGCGGAGATGTAGTCCCGCTCGCGTTCTTGAGTTTTGGTTTGGGCATTAATGATCATGTAGCCCAGAAATATGATCACGCCGACCATGGTCACAAGCGCAAGTATTGCCATTCCATTTACGATTCCTGTTTCCATCTATGCCGCCTCCCTTTTTAAACGTTTGTATGTCCACCGAAGTTTCCCCGCGACAATCCTGCCCGTTTTGGGGCATCTATAATATTCTCCCCCACGAATGCTCATATCGCCATAAACTTCCCTACGCAGCTTTTTCGCTTTCTTCTGGTTCATTTCTTCCTCGGTTTAAAATCCGGGTTGTGCTTAATGGCGTTCAAGAGCCGAAGTTGAGCTTTGGCGTTTCGAACCGTCATCTTTTTCTTGCTGAATCCTTGTGGATGGTTTGGCGATGTGACTTTTGCCCCGCCGTAAACTCTTTTAAGATTGTATGGCATCTAGAACCAAACCTCCATGGCTTCCTGCTCCTGGCTGATTTTATCAACAATCGCAGCATATTCCATTGATGCTGACCTGCTTGGCGTGTCGAGCGCGTCCAGTTTCGCCTGCTTGATGTGCTCGGATTCTTCGGTTGAGTCGTAGGCAAAGTAGGAGGCGGCCATGCAATTATATTCTGCACTTTCACATATATGCGAATATAGATCTTTAACCGGCTGATTAACATAACGTTCATCATTTCCGCCGACCTGAACCCGTTTATATCTGTATTTGCCACGCATGCCTTTCCTGAGAAGCTGACATTTTGGGGACAACAGGAACGCCGGATCCCCATCTATCTTCATTATCAGAAGCTTTTTTATTGCATCCTTGCGTGGCTCGGCGGCGTTGTTTGAACATGCAGGTAAAGATTCAACGCCGATATCTCCAAGGCTGACATAGCCCTTTAAAGCTTGCTCACGGATCTTGGCGAAGTAAGACGGGTCTGCCAGGAGTTTACCATTGGCTTTGAAGTCAGATGTGCCCCCGGTTGGGTTTGTGATTGGACATTCCCGCAGAATCTGATAGCAGGTTTTCTCATCAGTTTGAGCACGCTGGGTTCCGGCAGGGTCGCCATACCCACAGATTAAACCCTTGATCAGCCATGGCAGGAAGTTGTCCAGAAGATATGGAACGATATGCTCACGAGATAATTGGCGGATCCCCATGGACCCATGTTTCTCAACATACATTTCATCAAAGAAAACCTTCTGGCCACGGGGAGATATTTGGGCAAATGTGCAGGCCGGCATGTTGCCAAAGTCAAAACCAAGAGTGATTCCAATGCCTTGCATGGGTTTAAGGATTTCTTTGGCACAATGCAATCCATCCTGGTATTCAGGATAGACCGGCATATCGTCTCCAGTTGGTCCGTATTCGTTCATGACAAGGGTATTGATTTCTTTGAGCGGCCGGCCGGAGATGGTGTTGAGCCAATAGTTGATGCCCAGTTGCTGACCTTTGTAATTTTCGCACTCTGGGTTTCCAACGTACTGATTACCGAACATATCTTCCACAATACGAAGGAAATCATCTGGGAGGTACTGGTGATCGGCTACGTATTGCTGGGCCTTTTCGTAGGCGGATACTTGCTTGTCTGACTGGAATTTAATGAGGGATGCCGGCTGATCAAAAAACTTCCAGCCTTCCGGCGTTTTCTCTTCGGCATACTTATACCACCAGTGATCGTCCTCGCAAGAGTTGGTGTCCATTAAAATCCCAGACCATACAATAGGCACATTCCAGCGTTTCGGAGGCCATCTTGCTATACGACCAAGCATACGGGTTAGTATCCAGCGGCCCATCTCGGAGGCCTCGTTTAAAAAGGCGCCGGTTGTCTCAAGGGATTTTAGCTTTTTAACGTCATTTGGAACATCCAGAGACAGAAATAACATTTTCATGTCAAGGATTGTTTTATCAGGTAGATCAATCATGACTTCAGCCTCAACAGGCGGCTGTCTTGTTATCCTGACAATCTTGCTTCCAAACCATTCTTCAAAGGTGCGCAGGGAAGTGGTCAAAAGCTCGGGGTAGGTCGATCTCACAACCGTCCAGTGAGTGGAGCGTTTGCCGCGGTATGGTAACTGCGCTCCTGCATATTTGAACATATCCATAAAGCAGCCGACGGACTTACCCGAGCCCTCTGGACCCCTGATCCCCTTTACGATCGCATCAGACATATGGAAATCCTCGATCGTAGCTTCCGGTCTATAGTTTAATGGCTCAGGGGGTAATAGTTTTTGGTTTAGTTGTTCTTTTACCACGCTTTATTCCTTATCATCAGTATTTCCAACCTATATAGGTTTATATTCAATCGCATTCAGCTTCTTCAGCAGCTCCAGGTTCTTCTGCTCCAGATCATCAATGCGTTTCTGTGTTCTATCTGTTGAGAACACCACGTTGATCTCCCCGCCAGCCGGCAGTTCAATCTCAGTTCTGCGCGTGTAACCAAAGTTGTTAATCAGGTTGAGTTCCGATATTTTGGAATCATGCATTCCCAAAAGGCCCATTGATATGTTGTTTTCATGA